GACCTTCAATTACGGCAAGGTGACCATGTTGCTTGGCAAGAAAGTCGATCTTTCAGACAGCGGCACCGTGATCGGAACACGCTGGAATATCATCCAGACCTACCTGACGGACGAATACGACGGATATCTTCAGCTGCGCTATGAGACCAATGGCGAAGCTGTTCTGTTCTTCGTCGTCGATTATCTGCTGGAGCCGCCCAGCACGAACAATCAGGAAGTGCGGTATGGGCTGAACATGCTGAATCTGACCCTGACGCAGACCCTGCCGACGAACCTTGTGAACTGCGTCCGAACCGACAAGCTCGTGAGCAGTTCGAAAGGCTGGTGGATCTTCAAGCAGGTGACCACGGATTTTGTTGGCGGAGCCGCGGAAGACAGCGCCTCGGTCCAGAAATTCGGCTATCACACCAAATGGCTCGTGACAGACGAGGGCAACACCGAGGCGGAGTTGAACAAGCTCTGCAAAGAGGAACTGAACAAGTATCCGCACGACGTGGAACCGGAACTGGACGTGGAGGCCATCGATCTGGCGGACGTGGGCGGATATCAGGTCGGGCGGCTGGAACTGCTGGGCAAGACCCATGTCATCTCGGAACCCCACGGCATTGACGGGTGGTATGTCTGCCGGACCGGAAGGAATTCCATTTCGGTTTCGCACCCAAGAAGCTGAGCGACCAGCAGAAGGCCACGGAAAAGAAGGCGAAGGAAGGAAAGCTGAGTCTGCGGGGCGTGCTGGCACATCTGAACGGGTGATAGGAGATTTTTCAAAATGGCATTTACTATGGAGCAGATCGCGTCCGGCATCCGGAATGCCTTATACGGGCGCGAAGTAAGAGAATGGCTGGCACTGTTAGGCGAGACCTGCGTGAAATTGACCAAACAGGCCATCGACGCGGCGAGCGGAGCCAAGGCGTCCGAAGAGGCGGCCAAGCGGAGCGAGACCAACGCGAAAGCCAGCGAAGAAGCCGCGAAAAAGAGCGCCGGAAAGTCCGCGGACTCGGCGGCTGCGGCAAAGGGCAGTGCAGAAGCTGCTGAAAAAAGTGCGCAGGATGCGAAGGGCAGCGAGGAAAGTGCCAAGAGCTACTCCGAAAAGGCGAAAGATGCGATCAACGATGCCCGGAACGACTACAGCGGAGGCTACTACAAGACCTACAACCTGACGGCCCTGCAAACCGCATGGAAGCCGCTGGAAGAAGCGATCGGACCGTACCGGTATTACTGCGACATTGAAGTGGCAGAGCTGACGGATCGGTACACCCCCTTCTGCACTACGAGTCTGGAGACCCATGTGGAGGCAGTAACGGCGGGCGTCGCGGCGGGCATTGAGACCCGGAACGGCTGCGTGCGGCTGTTCTCCATCCTGATCCCGACGGGCGATGTACAGCTTTTGCTGACGCTCTACGGTGTAGGCACCCTGAATTACGAGCTGACCCTGCCCACCGGAAGCTGGGTGAAGGGGGAGAGAGCTTTTGGGGTCTACCCGTACTACTGTGATATCCCGGTAAAGGAATGCACCCCGGCCCTGATCCCCATGGGCCTGACGAGCCTTTCGGAGTTCGAGGAAGCGGAGAAAGCGGGCCTTGCCACCGTGATGGAGACGAAGACCGGTTGTCTGCGGTTCTTTGCGTACACCGCGCCGCAGAAAAACATCGATGTGAACGTTTCGCTCCTGAAGAAGGAGGAACCGGTGAACACTCCGGCAACGAGAACGGAGCTGGGCCTTGTGATGATCGGCGACGGTCTGGACGTTTCCAGCGCGGGCAACGTGACCTCCAGAGTGGCATCGGACAAAGAATTTGATGCCATGATGAAGCAAATCTATGGCTCTTGATGAGGAGGAAGAATTATGGCAGAAACCGTATTGGCGTCGCTCAAGCAATTGCAGGAGATCGCCGCAAAGAACAAAGAGATCTCAGACAACCTTACCGGGCGGCTGGAAACCATCGAGAAGGTCGGCCCGCAGGCAAACGTGCTGGAAGGTGTGAAGGTCAACGGCAAGGCGCTGGCCATCGTACAGAAGATGGTGGACATTCTTGTGACCACCGGGGCGGCAGACGGCACCATACAAGTGAACGGGGTGGATGTCTCGGTCAAAGGACTGGCCCAGATGGCCTACCAGTGCTGATTTTGACATAGATGCTTATGATACGTCCCTTACAAGGCGAACCGTTATAGTCCCCGGCCCCGGAAACGCAAATTTCTCTCCAATGGCCGCAACCTCGTCGGAAAATTACGCTATCTTTGCTAATAAGTCTTTTGTCGTCGCCTATGATGACGCGCTGACATGCTATATGCCGACGCCACTAAGCGATGGAAGAACCAATGGGGCCGCTGCTGCTATTGGAAACTATGTACTCTTTGCAGGGGGACTCTCTTCATCCGGAGATACTTCCCAAAAAGATATTGTAGACGTCTACACCATTGACTGACACAGGAGGAAAAATCAAAATGGCACGTTACAAAATTTACGACAACAAATCTGACGTCATCACCCCGGTGGGTGAGACCCTGACCGCAGAGCAGTGGCTCGACCGCTACCCTTGGGCCCGCATGACCAAGATGATCGTGGGCGGCGGCGTCATCAACGGCAGCGTCGCCCTTGTCTTTGACGATTATGTGGACATGATGCGGAAGGCGGGCTGCGATTTCAGCAATTGCACCACCGACGAAGAATATCTGGCCGCCATCGAGAACTTCGAGGACAACCCGCCCGTCTCCAACACCGTGGACGACCAGACCCGCATCGCGGACGCACTGGAAGACCTCGTGGTGATGAACATGCCGGATGAAAATTAAGGGAGGAAACTGATATGAACATTGAAACACTGAAAGAACGCTGGGTACAGGGCCGTATCTCGGAGGCCATGCTGAAAATTTACGTGCGCAAGGGCGTCATCACCGAGGAGAAGCGGAACGAGATCATGCAGGGCAAAAAAGAAAAGTAAGGAGACAGACCATGCCTGAAATTATGGACGTTTCCCGCTGGCAGGGAAACATCGACTGGAAGAAGGTCAAGGCCAGCGGCAAAATCGACGGCGTGATGCTGCGGACGGTTTCGACCAACGCAGCATACGGCGGCATCTACATCGACCCGATCTTCGAGAAAAACTACTGGGGCTGCGTGGAAGCCGGGCTGCCGGTAGGGGCGTACTATTACACGAAGGGAGTCACCATCGACTATGCCACAAAAGAGCTGGCGAAGCTGAAAGTCGCGCTGGAAGGGAAGACCTTCACTCTGCCCATCGCGGTGGACGTAGAAGACCCCGGCCTGAAAGTGCTGTCGCCGGAGAGCCTTGCCCAGCTCATCAAAATGGAGGCAAAGCAGATCGAAAAGTGGGGGCTGTACGCTATGGTGTACACCTACACGAACTTCGCCGATACCGCCCTTGCGATGCACGAGCTGACCGACTTTGACCTGTGGATCGCCGACTACCGCTCGAAGCGGCCCTCCCGCAAGCACGGCATGTGGCAGTACACCAACAAGGGCAAGATTCCCGGTGTGAGCGGCCCTGTGGACCTGAG